GATCTAGTTCACCAAAAGCATTTCCGTTATTAACAAACTCTTCTATATATCTTTTAGTTTCACGTTCTAAAATTTCTTTTTTGTAAACTCTACCGTTTTGGTTTTGTGCAGATGCTCTCTGCATGATACCCTCAACTTCAAAGACTCCTGGTTTAGATTTAGACTCTCTAATGGTAGGTCTAAATGGCGTAACGTTTACTAATAATTGTGCCATATCTTAGAAGTTTGGTGTAAATATTGTTGCCTTTGGTTCCTCAGGTGTTTCGTCGATCTCTCCTCTTTCTCTAGCTGACTGAATGTCGGCTTGTGAAATTGTTTTAACTTTAGGTAAATCTATTTTGTGTAGAAATCCTTTTTTAGTAACAGGTTTTAAATCTTGAAAAAATGCTGTTTCTAAAGATGGTGCAATAAATGCTCCAATACTAAGACCTTCATCATTTTTAAACCCTGATGTTCTCTCAAAGATTTTAGCAATCTTATCTCCTATCTTATCATAAAAAGCTTCTACCTCTGTTACAACATTTTCTAAGTCGTTTACAACAGACTTAACACCTTCAAAGCTTTCATAGCCTTCACCCCAATCTGCTAATCTTTTTGTAGCAGCTTCATTTACTACCTCTTCGGTAAGCGTTTTTTTGATGATTGTTTTGATAGCTTCTTTAAGTTGGTTCTGCTTGCCCATGGCTGCTTTAATAGCTCTGTCTTTCGATCCTTTGTACTCATCTTCTGGTGATTCTACTTCTCCATCTTTATCGTAATCCTTAGCTGCTTTTTCTGCCTCTCCCATATCAGAAGGACCTTCATAGTTTACTGAAATATATTCTGCAAACTCATCTTCTATGTCAGCTCCGTCTAATAGGTCTTGATAATGAGTTTTAATAAAGTCTTTTAATATACCGGCTGTGATGTCTGGGTAATTAGCTCTCAAAGCTCCTACTACTTTTCCCAATAGGTTCTTTTTAGCGTCTTCAGACATCTTAGAAGCTTCTTTATCTATAGCTTTTTCAGTATCTTCTGGTGTTCTACCCATTTCTTTTTCCCACTCCTCATCATCGGTATACATATTTTCTTTTAACGTAGCTTTTTTCATATCATTAAAAGTATCTTTATCTAAAGCACCTCTCTTAACTTCTTTTTCTCTGTCGTGTTTATCTACTTTATTAGATTCACCGGCCATTAAGTTAAGGTAATGGTTAGAGTCTTTTTCAAGATTATCTTTTGCTTTCTTTTCTGCAGCAATAAACTCTTCTGAGGTTGGGTTATTATTTTTTCCTAATTCAGCTCTAATACCTCTATGTAAGGCATCTAGTGAATAAGTTAAAGCCGGTCTATCATCGTAGACTTTTACGTTTTCGAATGCTTTTTTTGGTGCTTCGAAAAGCATATTTCTAGTCTTAAGGATACTAACTGTACTATCAAATCCATCAAAGTTTGAGACATACATAGGGTATTCTTGTCTCATTTGACGTACAAATTCATTTTTAGACATAGTTCCTTCTTGTACGGCTCTATATTTTTCTGTTACAGTTATTGTTCTCATATTCTATAAATAGTCAAATCCTTTTGTATGTGATGGCCTTTTTGGCCTGCTTACTTGTTTGAAACCTATTTTAGTTAACGTTTTTTTTGCTCTATGTCCTTTACCAAATGCATTAGGGGTAGCATACTGTGCTCCTGCACCCGGTGTGAATGAAGCTCCTCCGGCATTGGTAATATTAGCTTCATCAAGCTCCTGCATTACCTCTCTTACAAGCTTCACTAGGTTTGATCTTGTCATAAGTTTCTTAGCTCGTTGACTAGGTCATAATACTGCATTAGATTTACTAAATGAGTATCAGATATTTTTTCTTTATTAGACAAAGGTCGCATAGCTTTTAACACTTCCTGAAGTTTAATTTTAACTACGCTATCACTTACTTTGCTTATAAGTTTACTAACCTCAGTTTCAATTTTGTTTATTTCCTCGTTTACTAGGTTTCTCAAACGGGTATTAGAATTAACTGAAGTGATGAATTCTTTTAATATATTTTTTTGTTCCGGAAGTAGATCCTTGTAAGTGTTATTAAACTTCTCTAATAAAATCTTAAAAGTTAACAGTCTGAGGTCTTTATCGTACTTACCGAATTCTTCTATAATAGTATCTTTGACCTTTTCCTCGTCCTGAGGAACTGAGGTTAGGTGTTCTAATATAGTAGTTTTATTATCTATTAAAACTTGAGGATCTACTAGACTATCAATATTATGAGCTTCTAATAGACAGTACAGTGCAGCAAAAGGTTTATAGTCTCTAACTTGAATACCAAAAAATTCTTCGATATTATAGTTTTCCTTTATATCAGAAATGAGATTGTATTTTAAAGTTTTTAACTTTTTACCATCAATCTTTCTTGATACCTCTGTAATGGTAGATAGAATAGCTTCTGCTTTACTCTGTGTTACGTTTCTATTCTTAGAAATAAACTCATACAGTTTAAACTCTCTAGAAAGAGCAGTTTTGCCAGCAAAATACTTTTTAATTATTCCTACAGCGGGAGAATCTTCATTCTTTAAAGTATCGGCAGCAATCTGCTTTACCAAAAGCTCAAAAATTAAACCAGTATTCTTATACTTTGAGTGTTTTATCTTCATTATATACGTTAACTATATATAAATATGTATTATTCTCCTAAATCCTTAATATTGTCTTCTTTAAGTAGTTCTGTATTATCAACAGAAGATTTATCGAATACAATACTTTTGAGCAAATCCTTGTTTTTAAGGTAAACTGTTTGTGTTCTAGAAGTTTCCATCACATTATCGTTGTCAGATGGATAACCACCCTTCATACCATGCTGACCTAGAGGATCTCTACCTCCTAATCCATCATTAGTGCCGTATATAGAAGCTTTTTCTGTTGGTCTTCCACCTTCAGGTCCAGGTTCTCCCCACTTAGGTTCCATTTCTGAGTATCCTTGTGGTAGTTCGTCCGGTGAGCCGCCTTTAGGTGTATTTGTAGCTCTTCGACCGTACATCGATGCAAGGTCGTGAGGTGTACCGTAAGTAACGCCTGATTTAGCAGGATCGTTTCCTTCGTTTTCAATCTGTGCAATTCTAAAGTTTCTTTTGCTATCCTCTCTAACTAGATCTCTCATTTCCATATACTCATCTTCTGATAAGTCAAATATGTTTTCATAGATGTAATCTGATGAGAATAGTTTAGTATCTTTCATTTGATTAGCAAGATCAATCTTCTCTTTTAATAAAGCGATTTTTTCTTGCTCAAATATAATAGATGGAGTAGTAAGCTTAAGTTCAAAGTTAGTTAAACTCTCTCCTGTAAATCCTTGAGTGTATAAGTGTACTAAAGCAATCTTAGTTAACTCTGATTCTAAGATCTTTTGAATACGTTCTACTGTTCTTGCAAATCTAATATCTTCAGCAGCTAGTGTTGCTTTTCCCTGTAGGTCTCCTTCATATCCAAAATAAGCTTTCGGAATTTTAAGAGCTGCAAACATTTTTTGTAGTAAGTAATTTACGTCAGTTGTACCGTCGTATTCTAGCCCTTTAGTAGTTTCAATACGGGTAGAAGTATCTCCTCCTCTAACAGGTAGGTAGAAATCTTCCATCATATTTTGCATATTGAAACGTAGGTTATATTGACCATCATCTCCGATGTATGGAGTCTTTTTCATTTGATTGATAGTCTTCTGCATAAACTGCTCTACCTCATTTGGAGGAATAGCCCCTACGTTAATGTAGAACATTCTCTTCTCAGGGGCTCTCATGATTCTATGAATTAACATAGCATCTTCCATTAGAGTAACTTGCTTGAAGATCTTTCTAGCAGGCTCTAAATAAGAACGTCCATAAGGTAGGTAGTTAGTATCTGAGATTAATCTGAAGTGTGCAATCTCATAATTATCAAATTCTACAACTTTAGATTGTCCTTTTCTCTTAGGTAAATAATTTGGGTGTTGAGAAGAAGCTAAACCGTCCGGGTCTAATTTAAAGTTTACCTTAGCAGGATTATCAGGATCTAATCCTTCTTCTCTAACCATATGGTAAACTGTATAAGGTAAGACGTTATAAACACCGAACTTCTCTGCTATTTCTAGCTTTAAGAAAAAGTCTCCGTATTTAACCATATTTCTAGTCCAAGACCAAAGGTTAAACTCAATATTTAAAACGTCGTAAAATAAGTTATATAGTACTCTCTGTATATTTTCATCTGATGATTTTATACCTAGTATCTCGTTTTGATCATTTTTAACAGTAGCTTCATCAGCTATAATATCTAGTGCAGAAGCAATAATAGGATCAGTGTCCATCGCCTCATAATCAGAGTAAAGCTGTATTCTTAACGTTTGGTAGTTAAGATTAGGATTAAAAATATTTTGATTATTGTAGATATAGAGTCGACTAAATCTATCTACTAATGAATTAGTTTGATATCTACCAGTAGATTGTATTTGATTAACGTCAGCTATTTTAAGCTCGTCTCCTCCAACATTTCTGATGACAACATCATTAGAAAATAATCTCCTCAGCCTTCCAAATAATGAAGTATCTGCCATTTAACTATAGTTTATTTATAAATAGATCTATTTTAACAACCAAGAGATATCTTGTTCTCCATCTCTGGTCTTTATAAGATAAGGATTTTCTCTCTGGATACCAACGTTTTTTATGACTGCTTGATTTCTAGCGTTGAGATTGTTAAAAGAAGATAGCTGTGCTCTAGCTAAATCCATACCCTGCTGACGTAGTCTAAGTGCTGTGTCACGTACATACAGTGCTGTTGCACAAGCCATTAAGAGATCATCATTATATCTATCCTGTGCTTGAGCTTTACCGTTTTTCCAAACAAATACTCGCATTTCAGACATTAAGCGTTTTGATTGAATAGTAACTGATTTCTCTCTAATATATTCAATCATCTTAGCAATAACTAATGGTCTAGTTCTAGCAGACATTGTAAAGCCAGGAACTAACTTATCTCTTTCAAACTTGCTCATATAAGATTCAACTGATTCCATATTAGCTGTAGAACTGTAATATAGGTTTCTATATTCTCTTTCTAGTATTTGTTCAATAGTAGCCCAACCGATATTTGCATTTTCAACTACAAGTAATGCATCGTTGTATTCTGATGCTATTCCTACTAGTACGTTACCGAAGTCTTTGGGTGAAAGTTTACCTTTATATTCAGCAACTTGTGTACAAGATTCTATATCAAATATATGGAATGCAGAGTAGTCAGTAGAGTCACCTCTAGCGACGTCAGCTACAACCATATATGACTTAGAATAATCTACTCCTTCCCAAACCCATAAATTACCGTCTACACCTCTTCTTTCTAAAGGGTCTTTTTCATAGGTCTGTTCGTAGAATGCCATGTCGTCCGGTTCAAATACTGTATCACCAGAAGCTAGGAAATCACAATCACATTCCTGACCGGCCATTCTAGGACCTAAGTCTTTATCCTGTTGATCCCTCCATGATTGATTTCTTTCAGGATGCACTGTCCAGGGTAGTCTGATAGGTAGAAATGAGTTTTCTTTTGATTCAGCTCTTTCCCATGTCTGGTGAAACCAGTTACCAATACCGTTGGGGGTTGATAATGCCATACATTGTCCACCTGTAGCAAGTGTTTGCTGTGCAGCAGTAAAGGTCTCCTCAATGTTATCAATAAAGGCAGCCTCATCTATCAGCAGTAGTGATACCGCTTCAGAGCGTGCAGCATCTGCATTAGATGATTTTGCTGTGATTTTAGATCCGTTTTTAAGTCTTAGAGATAATTTGTTTTTTTCCTTAGCAGGTAGCTTTAACCATCTTGGTAACTCATCGTACATAAACATCGTCTTAGATACTAAGTTACGTGCAGTTGCTTGAGTAGTTGCTAATGCTAATACGTTCTTATCTTTATGAAATAACATCAACCATAAACTATAAGCAGCAGCTAAAGTAGATATACCTAACTGTCTTGACTTAAGAGTAATAATGTATTGATTATCTTTGAATAAATGAAGTACTTTACCTTGGAAAGGATAAAGATTAAATAAGATACGGCCTCGTGTAGGGTGCTGTATATAGCAGTACTTCTTCATGAAGTACGCCGGATCTTTTGCGCACTTGATATACTCTTGTGCGATTATTTTTTTTATGTCTTGTGCCATAACTATTAGAAGTTATATGACCATCTTGGAAGACCGTCTTTCATAACTGCTGTAATTTTATTACCAATTAAATTTTCAATTTTAGAACTTGGTACTCTTACATAATCCCCAGATGAGTCGTCTAGAAATAATATTTCTTCAAATCCTTCGGTTTGGATGTATGCTCTAACAATACGTTTAACAAAGGCAAGCTCAAAACTATTAGCGTCAAAATTATTTCCCTTCTTGTAATCCTTAATACTTAATCCTGTTAAATCAATACCGGGGTATACATTATTGATTGTATTATCAGCTATGCTTAAAATTTCATCTGTTAATCCCGGGTTCTGTTTTAATGCTTCGTTAATAATTAACTGTATTCTATGAAAAGGTCTAGCTCTATATCTCGTAGGTATAGGACTGTCTATCAATTTGTTAACTTCTTTAACAATAGAATCAACCATTATTTTATCTACATTCTTACCAAATTGAAACTTTTGACCAGCAGGTTTAGCACCTTTGTTCTTAACTTCGATACCTTTACCGCCTGCAGAGATATCTCCATCAGGAGAGTCAGAAGATACATCATCAATTAAAGTTGCTAAAAAGATTTCGCCTTTACCTGTTGCAATATTACCCATTGCAGGTTTTTTGTCCATTAAGTACTTTAAAGTTTCCTGTGAGAATTTATTACTAAACAAGGAATAAAGATTACCAGAAGACCCTAAACTACTATAGGAAGGGAAATTCCCGATAGTGGTATGATAGTTTTGTATGTCTCCATTTTCAACTAACTCGTTGTAAATATACTTTTTTATTGTATCTATAGCTTTACCTTGCCGACTCAGGTACTCTAACACATCCTTCTTATAAGCAACCCCAGAAATACCATTGAGTATATTTTTAAGTTGCTCAGGAGTAAAGTCTCCGTTCTGAATAGCTTGTATGACTTCTTTTTTAGAAATTTCACCATCAGTATTAGTAAGTTCTGAGATAATATTATCTAGTATAGCTTTATCTTCCGGATTATTAATATCCGGTACACCTGTTTTAGTTCTCCAGGCCCATTCCGTATATAGCTTATCTGTTATGTTCATTATGCTTCAGGTTCTTCTCCTGCTTCAAAATCAATTGGTTCATCAGAAAGATCTTCTCCTCCTTCTTCTCCACCGCCTTCTTCTCCTCCAAAGTCTTCTCCGCCTCCGGCTCCTCCTTCTTCTCCAGGAAATTCCCCTCCACCGGTATCGGCAGACCCGATATCTTCTCCGGAAGCTTCCTCTTCGCCAGCTCCTTTCATTGGAGCTTCTCTATAAAGGAGAGCTAATTTGTCTAAAGCCTGTTGGTAGTCATCGATTCTGTTCAAGTAATATCTTTTGCCCATTATTTGAGCTTCAAAAGTTTTACCGGTCCATTTTAAAATATAATCTTGACCATTTTTTAGATTAACTCTAAATGAGGTAGGGCGAGGTGATATCCAATCAATAGAATCTACAAACTCTTTGAAATCTTCTGTCTGGAGTTTAGTAATAGCAGCTTTTAGAGTTGGAAATCGTCCTAGAATAGTATCTGTAGCATCTTCTAAAACTGTCTCTTCAGGAGCATCTGTATCAGGTTCTTCTTCTGGTACTGGCTCATCTTCCACCTCATCTAAGAGTGATTCATTCAAAGCTCCTTCAAAATAACCTTCTTCCATATTACTATCGGTTACTTCAATGTCGTAGGCTCCGAAATCCATTAGCAAGTCGTAAGCTAATTCTTCATCGGTTAAGTAATAAGTGTCACTTCCGTTTATTTCAACCGCTTTACTGTATGCTGGATTGTCATCAATGATGGTTAGGGCTTTTCTAGCATCTCTAACAGCTACCTTAATGTAGAAAAGACCTTTTGGTGCTTCATTGAGCTCTGCTAATACTTCAGCGTATGCTTCTAATATAAGTTTATTCAGCTGCGTTTTTTTCATCTGCAAATTTTTGAGCTTCTGGTTTAGTTTTAAAGCCTTTAATTCTTTTATCGTTTTCTCCATCAGCAGATGTTTTCCAAACTGCCCAAGGAGTATTTTTAGCCGAACAAGGACGAACTACATATTTACCCCCTTTAGCTTCTTCTAGCTCCATATGAGTACCGTAAGACATCTTTTCATCAAAGATTTCAAAAGCTCGAATTACTTGCTGGAGATCGTCCAGTGCATCCGGTTCTTTTTTGCTAACGTATTTTTTTAGTTCGTGGAACCTTTTAACAATAGGTCCTATAAGTTCATCATAATTAACTTTAGAACCAAAAAGTTCCTGTACTCTAGAAGGTCCAGCTCCAAATTCAAATGGAATATCATATTCTTGGGCAATAGCTTCCATTGCTTCTTCTGCTGCACCTACCTCATCTCCGTCAAAGTTTGCAGCCATATCCTTAATGACGCTAACTAAAGCTCGTAGGTAACTATTACCTCTTTCGTTTAGTTCTTGGTTCCTATTTGTACCTGCTACAGCTTGATCTAATTGATCTTCTAGTTCTTTTTTACGAGCAGTATGTTGTTTTAATGCAGCTACAATTTTTTCTTTCTTTTCACCTTCTGCAGTTTTGTAATGCTGTGCTAGTTGTTTCATTTTGCCAACTAAAGCATCATATTCTTTTTTAATTGCATTTGCAGAAGCTTCTTCTACTCCTTCTTCTAAAGCTAATTGATCTAAAGCAGGTTGTTTTTCTTCTGCTTCTAAATAATGTTGTGCTGAGGATAGGTACTCTCTAGATAAGGTAACTTTCTTCTGCCACCAATGTGGAAAGTCAACTTCACCGTCATGCTGATCGTATTTGTCTAACTGTTTGTAAAGTTTTGCAGCATATGTGGCTATATCATATAAATCTTTTTTAAGCATTGAAGGTTCGTCATCTTGATGACCTACGTCAAGATCTCCTTCTGCTTCTGGTTCTTCTGGTACTTCATCTGCTACTGGAAGCTCTTCTTCTTCCATACCTGGTAATTGGTGCATTGGGGAACCAGCATATTTATTTGCTAACTCCTCAGGAGATAATTCATCATCATCTCTGTCATCGTCTTCACCTTCCATCTTATTAGCATTTTGCATTAAAGCATGTATTTTTGCAATAGTCTCTTGATCTTTAGGCGTTAATCTTTCGAATCTTCTTCTTTCTAAGTCTTCTGGATCACCGGGTTTCATTTCTGAGGTAAGTTTTACGTTGACTCCTTTATCTGCTAATTCCTTAGCTTTATTTTCATCATCGGTTGCTACCATACCTTTTTCAGCTTCTAAAAGTTGGCTTTGAAGGGATTCTCGAAGCATTTCTAGTTTCTGAGCAGTTTCCTTTACATTAATTGAAGTGTTATTTTTGTATGAGCCGTTTTTTAAGGACTCTAATGTGTTTTCACATTTAGTTAAACGCTCTTTAATTTCTTGATAGGTCATTTGCAAATTATTTAATATACGTATATAATATAAATAGGTTACTTTCTGCCAGCTTTCATATTAGCACACCAGTGGTACATTTTTCCTTTCTCCCCGCCATACTTTTTAGCTTTTGCTCTAAGGTCGGAGACAGAACCCTTACATGAGGCTCCTGATTTTTTAACTCTACCGGGTCTAGATTTTCCTTTTACTTTACCGTCGGCGTAGTTTTCACCAAGAAGCTCTTCAACCATTACTTCTTTAACAAGTTGTATGAGTTGAGATAATTTCATTAGTCAATATGATGTCCTTTACCTTGACCGAATGCATCAGGTCCAATACCTGCTTTCTTGCCTGTATTTACTTTTCCTCCTCCGAATGATACTACTGCTTTATTACCGTCTGGTTTAACTACTCTTGCAGCATTTTCTACTTCTGGGTATAGTTCTATAAAAGTATATCCTTTACCGTTAAAGGTAAATTTTTCTCCCATTTCTAGATCTTCAAGAGATTTACCTTCTTGCTCATCTAATCCTACAGAACGTACTTTTTGATCTATTTCTAATTTAGAAAAGAAATCTTTAGCTAATTGCTTATAGGTTTCTCTATCTTCCCCTTTTAACTCTGCAAAAGCTTTTTGATAGAAGTATTTTAAATTACCGAACCATCTAACTGCATCAGCTTTGTCTTCAGACATAGCATTGATCTTTTTACCTGCTGCTACTGCATCTTTATGAGCATTAGAATTTTTATGAGCAGGTTTTTCACCTCTAGCTCTTTTAGCTCTAATATTAGCCCAAAGTCCTGGTTTTTCTTCTTGTAGTTCTTTAAGTGCTTGTTTAAAATTTTTCATATCCTTATACTTTGTCTGAATGCATCATTAGCATTCTAATTATGATACCTGCCATAATACCAAATATAATCCAGAGAGCTCTAGTTACACCAGTTTTCCAATCCTCTATTTCCTTTATTTTAGACATTTGAGATTGGAATTCTTTTTCATTAGCTTGCATAGAGCGGCGGAAATCTGTGTTTTTATTTGTATTAACAATGACTCCATCTTCAGGATTGAGTAAGGTATACTTAAGGTCAGAGACATCTTCTTTCATAGAATTAAGATCTCTCTGCATCTGTTTTAACTCTCCATTAGGCATATGTTTTTTGATATTGCCTAGTTCGCTAATAACTGTTTCTAATAGTTCTTTTTGTGTCATAGCAAGGTTATATAAGTATAAATAGCCTTATAACCTATTCGACATGTTTAGAAAGTATTTTTAAATATTCTTTAAGATTATTTAGTATGTTCTGTTTAAATTTAGAGCTCATTTTACCCCAGTCTTCAACATCCCCTTGTTCAGTAACATAGCTGTTGCTGTCTTCTAACATTTCTATAGCCCATGATTCAATATCTTTCATAAACCCTTTTATATTACCAGACATCATTCTCTTTTCATACTGCTTATACAAACCAGCTTTTCTAAGCTCGGCTTCATATTCTACAGTGCATGGGTCAAAACAAAAACCGTGAACCTTATACATTTTTTTTGCTAAATGGTGTTTCATAGGACCACCGCACTTCGGACAAGTTAAAGGTACTCTTATAGCTTTTTTAGCTGAATCTAGTTTAGTAATGTTTTGTTTTAATCCGTTTTTAATAGTCCACTGCTTACCGTTTTCCTCCCAAATATCTCCTTCACTATATGATTTATAAGATTTCTGATAGCCGGTTTGTACTTTAGTTTTAGCAGTAAAATCCTTATTTACTAGATTTCTAACTCTCTGTACATCGGATTCTTTAAACTCTTTTTTTAATAACGATTCATTACTCATATCCTAATTCTTGTAACTTTTCTATAACATGGTCTACGTTGCCGTCTTTACATCTAATTGCAATCCCGCCCTTAGCAGTCCATTCGTTTATGTTAGACTTTTTGTCGTCTATTAATATAGTATTTTCATTTGCATATCTCTGCTTATCTTTAGAATAAGCAAATATTGTCTTAGGTTTAGGGTTTAAGTTATTTCTAACCCATAAATTTTTTCCCAATCTAGAAGTATTATCTCTAGAAGGAGAAGTTAAAAGGTCTGGTTTGTAAGGAGAAATAAAATCCCAAAGTCTTCTACCTTGAGGCATCCAATCCATACCTACCCAAAATCTAACTCCAATTTCAGTATCTATTAAATGCCAAAATGCTGGGGTGCCTTTTTGATCTTCGTACTGCTTAGGTGTTTTACCTGTGAAGTGTTCAAACCTTTTTTGGAAGTCTGTCAAGACTCCATCCATGTCGCAGTATATTTTATAAGGTAGTACTGGTTTAGCTTCTTTTAAAGGTATGCCGTCGCCAAGTAGTTCATTAAGATTTTTCATAACCGTTTTTAATTTTATCTTCCCAATTCCTAAAAGTAATATTACCTTTCATATATGCTTCTGCTTCTAATTTTTGAAGGGCAGATGATTCATTTGTATTAGATGTAGATATATCTGTTAATCTTCCTTCTATATTCTGCATATGATGAATCATTTCATGTACAAATGATCTCATAACATCCTTAGGGTGTCTACCTTCAACATATAATACTACTTCATTAACATTAGGATCATAGTATGCTGTTCTACCAAAAAAATCTTGTGATTCGGCTATATCTCTTTTAATTTTTATTTCAGGTAGAGGTGTAATCTTCATACCTTTATCAATCATGTATTCTAATATGGACCCCATGAAAGGTGTAAAATCAAAGTTTTTACTATATCTTCTATCAGCTAAGCTAACTCTAATATGATCATCTTGAAAGCTTACTTGAACTTGGTCGGTTTCTACTTGATTTCGGATTCTATTATATAGAGTAATTAATTTTGCTCTATCTTCTGAGCGCATAACAGATCTAGGAGCAGTAGGTGCACCGGAAGATCCTTCGTTGATCTTATCTTCTTCAAACCAGCTGGAAAATAAATCTTCTATTGTATTCTCCATGGCTTCAGATATAATAGATTGTTTAAGCATATTTAATATTTTTAAAATCTCTTCATTTTTTAGTTCGGCAGGAAAAAAATCTCTTACCGTATCTAAATTACCTGAAAGTATTGCTGCTCTAAATTTAGTAGCTCTTTGTTCTCCAGGTCCTGCTATAACTAATCCTTGTACATTTGGAGTATTTTTATATGTTGTTATTCTTCTTAAATCAGTAATATCTTCCTCTGTTCTAATTCCTGCTATAGCATAAAATTCTTGATTAGGATTCGCTTTAGCATAATCTTTAGAAGCGAACATAGGATTTTTTTCTCCATCCATGATTACAACGCCAGGAAGATACTTCTTATAAATATCCCAAATAGCTTTTGATTCTTTCTTGCTAATTCCGTTGCGTTCTCCTCCTCCTATGAAGACTAATACTTTATTTATTTTTTTAATTTCATCTTTATCCCCAGCTAATGCAGATGAACCTACATCTTTATATGTATCTACATTATACAACTTACCGTTATGAGTCCCGTTTAAAAGTCTCTTTACTACATCAAAGTGTCCTCGATGTGGCGGTTTAAATGCTCCTGGGTAAAGTGCTATCATGCTAAAAATTCTTGTACTTTTTGATCTATTTCTTGTGGTGTTGAATGCTTTAATTTTTCTTGGAAGACTGGGCTAAATAGCATTTCACCTATATTATCTAAAACTTGTTTTTCTCTTTCAGCTGCAGATTGTTTTTGTTTACGGTATGTGGAAAGTTTTTGATTTAACTTATCATCACCAGGTCCTGTACCGTTCTTGCTGTACCAATCTTGAAAATACTTCTTTAATACTCTATCCTCACCGTAGTCTTCCGTATCGTAATCTATATTTTTAACTGCATTATAGAATTCTTGTTCTTCTTGGCCAGAAAGTTCTACCGGTGTTCTAAATGATGAACCACCAATGTTTTCTTTTTCGTTTAGTCTCTCTAGGTAATCTGATATGCCGGCTGCTCCATTTTTTGCAGCTGTATTAAACTCTTCTATGTACTTATCAAATTCTCCTCCTCTAGTGTTAACAAAGATAGAAAGATTTCCTTTAAGCATTTTGTTGTAATCTTCTATAAGCTGGTAAACATTTCTCCATGTAGAAAAAACTGCTGAGGAAGGTACCTGTCTTTTACGTTTAGCGTTAGAAAGATAAGCAATAACAGGATGAGTGTATACCATTACCATATAGACGTCATATCCTTTCTTAAGTATGTCTCTTACTTTAGAAGGATTAGATGCAGTAGTATCCCAAACAAAAGATTCTTTATTGCTTGATAGGTCTTCTGCTTCCTTGTTGGCTAGAGCTACGCCTGATGTTAGTTTGTTGTATGCTGGGCTGTTGGGATCCTCTACGTATTTGTCTGGGTTGACTAGGGGTAGAGATCCTAGGTCTAGTTGGTTGAGAAGGTAAGACTTCCCTACTCCAGCTCCGCCCGCCATCACTACGAGTTTGGGTTTGTCTCGGGCTTCTAAGATTAGTGTTGATAGTTTCATTTCTTCTTCCGTTTACTCTTGTTCTTGGTCTAAATAATTCTCTGTTTCTTGGTATTGGCCTTGGTTCAACCGTAGGTCTAATGTACGGTCTATATAAAAGAGGGGTACTACTATAAAGCCAATAGTCATATTCCAGCCCGTAACTTGGGAACCACCAATTATACCTATAGTTCCAATTGTTCCAGTAGTAACCATTTCTATATAAGAAACTATTATAGTTAAAGTCATAGTAACTTTCAAATGTATTTACTCTCGGTCGAACTGTCGTACTTAAACTAGCTCTAGAAGAGACATAATTTAATGTTGACAGTTGTAACTGTAGTGAACTACAGCTTACTAAAAATACGAAAATAAATGCAAGTAACCAAATATTCCTCATATAAATAAATAGTTACAGCTTTAGTGTAGTAGGGTAAGAATTGTAAATAGGTTCTGTTACAGGGTTTTCTAATGCATACAGTTTGTAGATCATCTGGAATAGTTCAAAGTTTTTATCTATTTCATCTATGATTTTTATTTGCCAACCTTTACCTTGGTATACTCCTTTTTTCTTAGAAGCCGATCTTGTGTTAGCTTTTAACCAAATAATTCCAGTTCTTTGAATTTTGATTCCTTTAGACTCTCCTAATGCTTTAGCATAAGAAGCAAGCTGAAGATCATATGACTTATGTAGACTGTTAGAGGTTTTAATATCTAGAAGCCAAATCTCTCCATCCATTTCAACAACTAAATCTGCAGTTCCTGCATACTTATATTCGTCAGACCATACAAAATCTTCTGTAGAGATTAACTTCGGTTTATGAGTGGACCAAAAATCATAAAATTTAAGAATCATTTCCCATACAATCTGAGAGTATTTAGCATTACCGAAATTATCCATCCATGATACTTCTTCTCCTAATACAAGCTTCTCACAAGCTTCATGAACTTGAGTTCCTTCTTTACCTGCCTTTCTCATAATAAGATCGGCGTTATGCCCAACGTCCTTGATCCATGTCTCAAAGAACTTATTCTTGGGCATATACTGGAGTATAGTGGTTACGGACGGGTAATATACTCCTTCGCCTCTCTTGTAAACTCTTCTATCTAAGAAGTTTATTTGTTTTAAATCAGGATTAAAGTCTAGTCTTTTCTTCTCGTTTTGTTCGAGAATGTTCATACCTTGTTTTATCATAGGTCTAGTTTGTGCATCATTATACCTGATAGGTCTAATTCTTCTGCTGATTGGATTAATTCGGTAAAAGGTCTAAAGCCCATTTGACTAGGGTCTTTATCTGGTAGGTTAATTAAAAAGACTCTTTTACCTTCGTTTAAAAATTTTTCGGCAATAGTTAGTGCCTTATCTTGAGCATCAGTATCTAATGCAATATAAATATCTTTTAACCTACTGGTAATAATTTTCTTATAAAGTGAATTAGATACGGATTTTCCTAGTAAAGGTATAGCGTTTCGACGTATTGCTATAGCATCAAATACTCCTTCACATAAAATAATAGGGGTATCCCAATTTATTAGATTCTCAAAAAATATTATGTCTTTGGAAGCTTCTGGATTTTTGTACTTAAAGTAGTTGCCATCGTAAGTTCGTGCAACAAAAAAGTTGAGTTGATTGGATCCAGAATAACTTGGGATAATAACTCTTCCTCCATATTCTCCAGTTGTTGCATATCCAATCCCATATTTAATAAAATCGTTATCGGTAAGTCCTCGTTCATAAAGATACTTTTTAACTAAATTTGCAACTACAGATGTAGTAGAGGCAGAGTAAAGTGGTTGGAACTCTTTTGGTAGTTCTATTATAGATAGTCCTTTATATTCTATGGTAGTACCTTTAGGCAGATACTTTAAAACCTCGGCGGCCTGTTCCCGTGGTGTTTTTAACTGTTTAAGTAGAGATCTAATAGTTCTACCTTTAGTCTGACAAACCCAACACTCCCAAGGATTATATCCTTCTTCATTAGTAGCCATGTTAATTTCTAACTTTGGCTTTCTATGATTGCAGAAAGGGCAATAGAAAGCATAGTTTTCTCTAGCTCTCTTATGACTTTTGCCTAAAATATTTTCTATTGATCCTAAAAGGAAAGTATAATCCATAAAATAGTCCGTATCCTAATGGTAAGGTAAGAACTTATTTTCGATCTAGCAACTAGACTTCGTTATTTTGTAGAAGGTCTCCTATTGCAGCGGAAACTACCTGATATATTAATGTCTTATTGCCTGTGTCAAAATACTCCTCTAATCTTTCTGTTATCTTTTCACTAAGCTTAAGCACATCTTTTTCAGATATATCTAGTTGTTCTCTTACAACGTACTTTTTATTTTCTAATATGATTTTAGATAGCTTCATTGATATCAAATTCAAAATTTAAATGGGGATACCATCTACGGTCATCATCTTCATCATAGAAGTTAGAATCTTGAGTTATCTCGTATCCTTTTGCTTCAAGAAAATTTTTAACATTTTTCCATTCAGCGGGTGGTATTCCTGCAAAGTCTCTGACCATAAAACTAACTTTACCGTACCCTCTATCTTTACCGCTATACTGCCCCATTGAAACATAAATGTCATTTCTATTGTAAGTGTCCTCCAATTCTTTTTGAAGTTCCTTAGCTTCTTTATCAAACTTATTGAAGTCCTCTGTTAAATTTTCACCTATTCCTAACTCCTTGTGTAAAGTTTCCATAAAAGGTTTAATATTGTGAGAACCGTATTCGTCTTTAAGTATGTGGGCTACTGCCTTAGCAAATACACCGTAGTGCATACTATCATCAATAGAGGTGATAGCATTATTTATAGCTTTAGCAGCTGATGCTACCTGATTTTCTTCTTCGAATATTAAGTCTGTTAATTTCATCTTCCTTGTCCTCTGTACGGTTTAGAGTAGTTTTTAGAGTTTTTGTTTTTAGACTGTTTAGTTTTAGAGTGTACTCCCGCTCTTCTCTTTTTAGGCTTATCTACGTAAGTACCTAAAGTTAATCCTTTTGCCATATCTTTACAACTAAATCACCTGTTCCTTTTATTAATCGGTGATAGGTCTCTTTTGGTATAAATAGTTTATTTTTTGATAACTGCTGTGGAGTTTCATTGTCTAATTGAAATTGCCAATCTGTATCGTGCGTTGCTTCGACTATACGATCTTCTTTGTCTCTATGCCAAACGAATTCAAATGAGGGAGTACTATAAGAAAATTCTCTTACTATATAACCGTCTTTTTTTTCTTCTATGTAAGGTTTCATTCTCCGTTATAAAAGCCTGATACTTGGAGAGTATACTTATCTTTCATACCTGCATTACAAGATAAGTGTAGAGGTTTGGATGACCATAAATAACCTTCTCCTGCTTTCCAGTTATCAGAAGTTTTCCATTCATTTAGGTTATTAATATCTTGATATTGAATCATGTGACCTACTTTCCAATTTTCCAGATATATATTTGCTCTAACTTTTAATCTTTTATCGTCAGGGAATCTTTTTTTAATTTGAAAAAAAGTATCTCTGTGGAGTGCTATAGTGTTACCTGGTGGTTGCAGGATAGAAGAAACTGTGATCACCTCCATATTTAACTGTTTACCTAGTTCGGTAAAGTCCACCATATTAGCATCGTACCATAGCTGTTGGATAACTGTGTTTTCGCTAGTATAGGTATCCCCTAATCCGTACTCTTCGTGTATATCAGTTAACTCATGTACCTGATGAGCAAGGCAAGTGCCTTTATGCACAGAATAATCTTGATTTGGAGGTAGAAAGTATTTTAAATCGTAATTTAATTTAATTTTTTTTAACATAACTTTACCAGTATCCTGAGAAGTTAGAACTGCCGCCAAGACTCTTCCAGTAACGACCAATATTACATGACCAGTATCCTGCTTTTGTCTTGTCTTTTTTCTGTGCACATTTATGACGTGCAGCAAATGAAGCTCTAGCTCCTTTTTGTTTAAACTTTACTGAAAGGCCTGTGTCACCAAATGATACCTTCTTAACGTTTCCTGTTTTAGGATTTTTAACATAAACGTAGAACTTTTTAGAACCTCCACGTTTTGGTTTATTAAGCTGTACTTTTTTACCTTGGTACTCTGCTTCTGGTATATAATCTACAGAAGCTTTGAGAAGATCAAATCCAGAGTAGTCAAATGTTTCGTTATGAATTTGAACTGCTTTTCTAAATTTATCCATATTAATAGTACCGCCAATCGATTCAACTAACTCTTTTATTAATTCATAGTCAATCATTTCTTCTATGGAAAGAGCTTCGTCTATTGTCTCCTCGTTTTCAATCATTTCATCGATTGCACAGCCTATTTCAAATAATGCGTTATATTTAGGAGACACCATCGGAAGATCTAAAGGTACTTTCATACCGTTATAATCTCCATACTCTCCTATATCAGTCGTTTCTAAAAGCTTTTCGTCTTCTTCATTTAACTGTATATATCCGTCTCTCCAAGCTTCTCTTGCTTCAGCAAATAGTTGTATAAAAGCTTCAGAAGAATAACGGTAGACATTCTCATGTAAAGAGAGTCCATTGTCTATATGGTACTGCAGGGATGGTAGTCCTATGACTTCTCTTAGTTTAATCATTGTTGAAATCTTTTCTATAAAATTTTCCTAGAATATTATCATTTATATACATATGACTATATGTCTCTAGGACGTCATTAATAAATAGGTGTTTACACTCATAATATGTTAAGAGCTTTTTATTAGGTACTAAATCTAAGATTTTACGTTCAAAATCTTTACTAACGTCGCTACTTTCACTCACAAGTTTTTTTACTGTAGGATGAGAACCATAATACTTTTTCCAATCAGATTCTGTTACTACTTTTTGTTTGAGAGGAACACGTCCTCCTATACCTTGTGCTTTCCGTTCTTCTCGTAAAGCTTCAAGTGCTCTTTTACCTAATCTTTTATTACGTTCAAAGCGTAAGACTTTTTTACCAATATACTTTTGGCCGGTAGGTTTATGGTATACCTCATAGATAAATCCATAAGTATCTTCTGGGAAGTCTGTAATATCGTTGAAGATTCTACCCTGGTAAGTCCAGGAAGGGTAAGTCATATCCATTGTTTTTAGTTAAAATTAATTATAACTTCTTGATCCATATACTCCTTTACTTTTTCTACTTCTTTTCTGAATAAGCTATATTCAGGATGCGATTCTCTCCATACTTGCATTTTATCGTAGTTATGGTCTTTAGATTGAGCCCAGTCTAATACTCTGTAAAATTTTATATACAGTTGTCGTTCTTTATCAAGTCTTTTAAATATACTTTTAGTTAAGTGTATAAAATCTTCCATTTCGTGATAATTAGCTTGCTGTACAACAAAAGAAGTAGACACTGTCTTCACTGTTTTTTGTTCAGCAATGTATTTCATATTTTCAATTAACCTATTCCAGTTACCTCTTAGTCTAGTTTTATTCTCATATGTATCTTTTGTAGCAGCATCTATACTAAATTCTATATGTTTCATATAAGGATGTAAGTGTTTTAACTTTTCCCATAGTTTAGGAGTTAACATAATTCCGTTAGTTACAATATTAATATATTCTAAATTAGGATATGTGTTTTCATCCATATTTAGTAGATGCTCTCTAATAGGGGTACTATAAAATGGATCTCCCGCTCCACTAACTGAAAATCCTTTGAGCGTTTTTGTGTAGTATTTCTTAATTCCGTCGAGTACGTTTGCTACTTCTGAGGTGTTTTTATCGGAGTTAGGTATAAAATCTAATCTACAGGAAGGGCATTGAAGGTTACAAGCAAAATCGTTTGCTATTCTAACTAGCGAAGGAGCAGAATAATCCTGTACATGTTCTTTAAACTTACTGAGTGGTTGAATAGGACCTGTAGATTTACCTGTTGAAAGGAAAGTATTTAAATGAGGACATTCAGAAGTTGAACAATTTTTAAAATTACCTTTTAACATTTCTTCTCTCACTTCTACTGCTTGAGGAGAATTCCAGTTTTTATCAAGATTTTCTGATACTGCTATATTAGTTGGGTTCCATGCGGGGCAGCATAAATACTGAGTAAAGGGGAGTTTATTATCAACTGTAGTTCGTCTGTGTTGGAACTCTGTATTGATAAAAGGGGCAGAGCAAAAGTAACCCGTGTCTCGAGCTTCATCTGGTAATTTTTTGTCTAATGACATATCTAGTTTTTATCCTGCAGAAGCTGAACTTGTTGTTTTAGTTCTTGTATGCTAGCTTCTTGTTCTTTTATAGCTTCTATTAGTAAAGCTACAATTTTTTCATAACGTACTGCTTTATAACTGTCAGGTCTTGTGTGTACAACTTCAGGTAATACTTTTTCGATTTCTTGGGCGATGACTCCAACGTCGTGTCCTTTATGAGTACCCTGTAAGTCATTCCAATCGAATTCATACCCACCTATTGCTTTAATTTTTTCAATAGGACTCTCTATTGGCGTAATATTATTTTTAAATCTAATATCAGAAGAAGAGAAAGCAATAATATCTCCTTCCGCTTGAATGGAGCCAGATACCCATAAGTTCTTACCTATCATAGTATTTCCGGAACCAGAAACTTGGAATGCTAACTTATTATAGCCGCTACCGTAGTATATACCACCGTCACCGGCCACTATAGAGAAGCTGTCTGTTCCATCGTCATTTCTCAACCCTATTACTACGTGTCCATCAGCATCTCCTTCAATAACTGTACCGTGATTTGTACCTCCGACCAAGTTAACTATTCCTGTGTCTGCAGCATCGAATTCTCTAATAATAGTTTCCTCACCTAAATTAATCTGTCCTAGTACGTCTATAGAGCCTGATACTCCAAGAGTACCTCCGTCAAATGTAAGATTAGCTTCACCGTTCAAGGTACCATTACCTACTGCAGTAGTAATTCTATTATTAACATCATTGGCAATAGTTGCTCCTCCTAGCCCTCCGG